ATGTATAGCTCCTGCTCTACGTTGTACTTGTAAGTATCTCTTACTGCTCCCCAGACCATGCCGATGATTAGAATTGTTAGTACGACTTCCATGCTATCTCCTATAGTCCTTCGATGTGGCCAAGGTAGCCGGGCATTCCATTCGCCCACTTAAACTTTACGATCCAACCGCTGTCATCCTTGCAGCCATTGTTTGCTCTGGTCAACTTCTCATCAGGTACAGCAGCAAGATGCTTGGTGACTTCAGCTACGTCATAGATGAACCACTTGTTCTGGCTGCGATCCTTGAAGGCAATGATATCAGCGTCTCCCCAATGGGGACGCTTAGTCTTTCTATCGTCTGCCCATACTTCTACTACGCCTGTTGGATATCCGCCGCCCAAGCTCTTTACTTCCATGCCCTTGCTCTCACCGGCTACCTGATAAGCAATGTCGTATCCAACCTTAGTCCAGTCAGTCATCTTCAATGCAGTTACCTGCTCTCTTCCAGCGAGGATAACAAACATCTCTCGCTCTGCCTGCTTACCAAGGTCAAGGTCTGAATGAAAGTCTCTTGGCTGATTCATGCTGCACCTCCCATGTACTTGGTCTTCATCTTATCAAACTTGCGGAATAGTGTTGCTTGTGAGCAGCCCAGCTTCGCGCAACATACATCTCTGTCGATGTGGCCAAGACGCCACATCGCAATGACTGCCTCTTCTCCGGTGAATTGGGACACGACTGCGATTAGTGTCTCTACTGCGTTGTCTGTTGTTGTGTTATCAATCATCTTGGTAAGCTCCTTGCGGTCAATTGGAATCTCTCGCTGCATCTTCTTCCATTCATCAGCACAGAAATTGCTGAAGCTCTTATACACGAAGAAGCGTGCTGCACTGTGGCTCTTGAAGTTGGTGAAGCTATCAGCCTCACGCTCCCATGTAGTGGGGCTGTTGATGAGAGGCTCGCTCTCTGACATCTTGCTCCACTTCTTGTTAATGAAATCTGAGACGCGGTCTTGTCTCATATCTTCTGGCATCATTCTCATGGCAGCAGCCATCATGGGCCTGCTGCCTGCCTTGCTGGTTGCCCATTCCTGAATGAAGTCGAATAGGTCGGTGTACATTAGTGTCCAGATTTCTGCTGGCGGTGTGATGGTGGTGGTCATCAGTGCCTCCTGATTGGTGGGCTTCATCGCCCGTCCATGTATCTATAGTACTAAATTGAGAACCTGTTCGCAAGCTATTCTCAGAGAAAGGTGAAAATAATTTGCCCTCCATCCGGGGCAGGCTGAGGGGGCCTGCCCATATGCCCCCTCCAACGTGCATTCTCAGGGCCTCCCCTATCCTCCTCAAATCTTTCTCAACTATTTTCAAGGCCGATGAGAAAAAACAGGGGGCTGAATCGTTAGTGAGAATGTAGGCGCTGGCATGGTAAGCCTGCAAGGTATGTCAAACCACAGAGAGGGGGACGCAACCACAGAGCTGTTCATCGGGAGGGGCCTGGAGCCCTCCCGTACATCACGAACTGGATAGCCTGTAGATAAATATGGAGAGGGCACTGACGCTCAGCCATGCCCTTCGGGCTGAGAGCAAATCCTCTCAGGGATGATGACCAAGGCGCTCTCCAGAGGAGCGCCGCTGATCAGGTCGTACCGTGCAGCACGCAGGGAAGTTGACTAGTCTTGTTAGAATATATTCACGCGCACAAGAATTTTCTCTACAGGCTACTTGATTCCAGAATCTATTAATGCTAATGTATATAGTAGAGGGAAGCCAAGAAGCTTCCCGTTACCTAAGGAGATTACATGCAAGAACTTCCAGCACTGAGACTTACTAACGAACAGGCCATGATCAGACTATCTACCGCACTTGAATCGCTTGCAAGGCAGATTGATGAGCTTGAAGAGAGGATCCTCGCACTATGCGAAGAGCATCTATCCCATATGACTTTTGAAAATATTCCAGATCTAACAGTTGCAACCACACCATCGTGGAGCACTGAAGAAGGCCAGCGACTTGCTGAGGCAGAAGAAGCAACTGACAAGCTAGAGGAATTGAAGAACAGAGCAGAAGCATTCCAGGCAATCATGTTTGAGCTTGCCGCAGCATCACAGGAGAATTGATGAAGGATGATTGGAGATATGTAGGTGTAGGTGAGGACACATGGAGGCTTGACCGTAAGTGTGAATCACCTGAGGACATGTACATCGCAGCCCTTGATGGCGAGGAGATCCCACCTCCTCGCGTATCGGGCATCGAGATGATTGCCAGGCTACCAGAGAAGAGGGGACATATTATCTTTCTACATATCTGGGAAGGTATGAGCTTCAGCAAGATCGCAGACTTGTATAGCGTAAGCAAGCAGGCTGTGCATCAGCAGTATCAGAAGGGAATCGGAGAGCTACGAGAGCTGTATCCTACACTGGATTCGCTCTTGCTTTCTGACCAAGACTAAGCTTGACAAAGCCTGTCTAATGAAAGCTAAAGAATCTATTCAATTCTAAACAGCATCCAAACAGGAGGAAAACATGGGGAGACGAGCACTACCAAGTACCATGATGAAGGAAGCAGTTGATGAGCGAGACGTGGAAAAGTTCGCTTGGGCTATCCTTGAACAAAGCAGGTTGGACCTTGCTAATCATGGGGAAAACAGGGCGTACAGTACAGTGGATGTGCTGAGCGCGATGAGACAGATTGTGATTTTGCAGAAGGCAGCGCCTCCTGAAACTGACACACCTGAAAAAAACAATGAGCTTGATGATTGGCTTAAGTCCAAGAAGAAGACTGCCACTAACAAGACACTATGATAGGGGGAAGGAATGTCTAACCTACATGACATTATGACTGACGCATACCAGTTCATCTCGCGCCTAACCATTATCAACAAGCAAGGTAAGAAGGTACAGTTCGAACCTACCGCTGAACAGCTTACTATCCTACAGGCTCTCCTTGAGGGAGATGACACCTTGGTCCTTAAGCCACGTCAGATTGGTAGTTCCACCATTGTATGTGCTTACCTGTTCTGGTATGTGTACACGGCGACAGAGCCTATCACTGTCGCCATCCTATCCCACAAGTTGAAGTCATCTAAGCATCTGCTGAAGATGTTTAAGACTTTTTATAATAATCTTCCTAAGCCCCTTCGTCGCCCCCTCTCTGTAGTCAACAGTACCGAGATGAGGTTTGCAGGTAGTGAGGCCGGTGTTCTCGCTGAATCAGCCGGTGGAGAAGGAGGACTGAGATCCTTTACCTGCTCTAAGCTTTGGCTGTCAGAATATGCCTTCGCACCTGATCCCGAGGAACTGCTTGCTACTGCTACTTCTGCCCTTAATGATGGGCAGTTGATCATTGAGAGCACAGCTAACTACTTCAATGACGCACATCACCAGGAAGTATTGAAGGCACAGAACGGCTTGGCTTCATGGAACTTTCTATTCTTTCCTTGGACTGAGCATGTTGAATACGCACTGGATGTACCGGAAGACGTAGACTTCTCTCTTGATCAGGAGGAGGAGGAGATTCAGGCGCAGTTTGATACCTCTATCCAGCAGCTCTATTGGCGCAAGAAGAAGATCGAGAAGATTGGTTTCGAGAAGTTCAGCAGGGAATATCCGCTTACTATTGAGGAAGCATACCAACAGCTTGGTGATAGTTACTTCAAGCGCAGGGATCTACAGTACGTGGACATTGTGATGGTTGCTCCCCAAGAGCAGACCATCCTCTCTGACAGGAAGATGGATGACAAGTATGCTATCGGTGTTGACGTTGCTGCTGGTGTAGGCCGAGACTTCTCTGTGATCTTCGTACTATCTAAGCTTACTGGTCAGCCGGTGTATATCTTTAGGTCCAACACCATCACACCTGTTGAGCTTGCGCTTAAGGTACAAGAGGTATCATCCCTATACGGTCAGGCTAAGGTTCTCGTAGAGGCTAACAACATGGGAGGCGTGGTACTGAATGAGCTGCGTCACCTGGGCTTCACTAACATCTGGAGAGATGAGAACGGTAAGGACTGGCAGACAACTATCAAGACCAAGACAGAGATGTTTGAGAACATGAAGAAGAAGGTTGCAAGTGGGGCGCTAACACAGATTGACAATATCACGCTTAGTGAGATCAGAGCCTTGACCGTTAATGAGAAGGGACACATTAAGATCCCAGACAATATGGCAAGCCACGGTGACAGTGCTGTAGCTCTAAGCCTTGCATGTGTATGCTTGGATAGCCTAAGACTTTCTAAGAATACTTTCCTACCTGACTGGATCGTAAGCAGGAAGGCTGATAAGATTCGTAAGAACGGTGGCGTAGGAGCTGCCAACAACCGGAGGTATTAACTAAGATGGGAATGAACAAAGTACATAACCTTGTACCAAGCATCACTGACTTTGGACTGAAGCCAAGAGAGGGATTCAAGTACTGCATCAAGTGTAAGAGCACGCTCCCCGAGAAAGCTTTTTATAAAAAGGATCTTGAGGATCCTCATGCTCTGTGTAAGAAGCACAAGAATAAGAAGAGGGCAGAGGACCGTGCGATTCACAAGCTGGAGAAGCTTGACACGCCCGCTACTAATGAAGGGGATAAGTAATGGCTAGAACCGAAACACAGGTAATTAACTTCATCCGTATGGTCTTCGATGAACACTGCTCTTATTGGGAAGAGCAGGTGTCTGAACTGAAGAAGTACAAGGACGCATATGCTAACAAGTTCTGGCGCAATGAAGAGCTTGATGACACGATGATCCGTGTGGAAACCTCTGATGCCTACGCATACATTGAGGGCTACATCGCATCTCTGTTCAGCAAGGCACCAGCAATCGAGGTAGGTACAGACGAAGCAGTACCGGGAGATCCCAAGCTGGCCAAGGCTGTAGCTAACAGGTTCTTGTACAACCAGCGGGAACACTTTGAGGATGGTTCCCGCATGGCACTTATTTTCAATAATAGTTTCTTCAAGCTCTCCCCACGAGAGAGCGACAACATTCTTGATAAGGTTGGTGTGAAGGCATGCCCATGCTGGGAGCTTATCGTTGACAAGGATGCATCGAGCTGGGAGACACAGCGCTTCGTTGGACACACCTACTACATTACTATCCCAGAGGCTAAGGAACGTTTTGGTTCTAAGAAGTACAGCCCCGTAGGTAAGAAGGATTACTTTGAAGACACACCTAAGTCTGTGAATCCCAAGCAGTTCGACTTGCCTGAAGAATACCTTTACATCCAGGTGGTTGAGCTATATGACCTGCTGTACGATGAGATGTACTTCTGGTCTCCCAACTATGGCAATGGTCAAAAGCTGCTCGACAAGGATGTCATTCCTGTGAGAACTTACGATGACAGACCGCTCCCTCCAATTGCTCCTCTCTATTACGCTCGTGTTCCTGATCGCCCACTGGAAGGTATGTCAGCTATGTCCCGCGTTTATGACCAAGTTTATGAAAAGAATATTCTTCGTACTTATTGGGCTAACAGTGTTCGCAGGGATAGCCGTCAGTATCTTTACAAGGAAGGTGCGCTTGATGCTGAGCAGTTGGCAAAGATCACAGCAGGCATTGATGGGGCGATGATTGGTGTAGACGAGGAATCGTTGGACGGACTTATCAGAGAGGTAAGCGTCACACCTGTCTCCAGTAACTTTGATAGGTATCTTGCTCAGATCGAAGCTGACCTATCCAGAGGTTCTATCCTCGCGCCCTTTACGAGGGGCGAGGCTACTAACGCTACCGCTACGGAGGTAACGGCTCTTGCCCAATACACAGCCAGTGAGATTGGTAAGATGGCTCGTGACCGTGATGCAGCGATTGAGATGGTCGCAGATATCTACATTCGTATTCTGTCTTTCCTTGCCGAAGAGGGAGAGAAGGCAGTCATCAGCGTAGACGGTAGCGCTAAGGTAGTAACACCTGGCGACTTGGATTCTAAGTTTAAGATCGTTGCTCTTGACCAGGGCAGTCAGCCAATCGCTGACGCACTGAAGAGAGAGAATCTAATTAATCTTCTTCCTATCTTGACACAGCTTGGTGTGCCACCGCATACTATTCGTGAAGAAGTTATCCGCGCTTGGGATCTTCCTGAGAGCTTTCTTGAAACAGCCCAGCAGCAGGCAGCACGCGAAGAGCAGGAGGAAGCAGTCCAGAAGGCTGCTGAGGAGGCCATGATTGGCCCCCGCTCAATTCCTGGAGAGCTAGCCCAGCCTGCCACTGGAGGCCAGTCAGGGGCCGCACAGGCGCTCGCTACAGAGCTTGCCGGACAACTACCAACCGGAGGATAAAAGAAAATTCCTATTTACGAATACAAGTGTGAGAACTGCAAGATCAAGGCAGAGAGAATTATGTCCATCAGCAAGATGGAGGCTGGTGGTATCAAGTGTAAGGGCTGCTCGGGAGAGATGGATAAGATGATCTCCATCCCGGCTCATACGCCGGGAATGTGGAATGGCGGCTGGAACGAAGGTCTATCAGGAAGCAGCACCTACGATATTGGCTTGGGCATGAACATCTCTAACGAGGCACAGCGTCAGCGAGAGCTTGACAAACGCGGTTGGATTAGAGAATCAGATCTGGGACCAGACTGGTGGGATAAGCAGAAGGCAGGCATCAAAGAAGAGAATGCTAAGATTGATGCCAAGGCTAAGGAATACAAAGAGAACATTAAAAAGTATGACGGCGACAAAGAGAAAGCCGTATCAGAAACGTGGAAGGCTAGCGATTGTCTAGCCGGAGCCTACGACTAAGGAGGTTGATTATGGCTAAGGAAATCATGATTGCAGTAGATGCACAGGATGCACAGGATGAGCAGGCTTCCGTTGGACAGGAAGCCCCAGGCTTTGGACCTCAGGTTGAAGAGGCGGAGCAGCTCGATAAGGAACTGTTTGCAGAGGTAAGTCCTAAGGGACGCTTCAGCTCTAAGGCGCTGAATCCTCTTGTAAAGGCTACCAATTCGTTGCTGCCGATGTTTGACCAGACGCCAGACTATCCAGAATTTAACACTGGTACGTATGAGACTTGGCCTGAGGATTTTGTAAGAATCTTTTCTATGTTCAGTGCGGCATCCCGAGATGCAGCGGCTGAGGATGTTATCAAGTCTGAGCTAGTGATTGATTTCGCTGATGCTACCAGTGATAACGATCTACAGATGCTTGCTGGTAAGGTGCAGGCGCTAAGCAAGAGCAAGGATTTTAAGAAGTGGATGAAGAAGCCACGCGAAGAAGTAGTTGTCGAACCTGTCACTGAAGACACTGGCGAGACTGCTGAGATGAATGAAGATGAGATCGACGAGCTATTCGCTAGCCGTCTGTAAATAAAACTAAATATAAATTAGGAGACTAAAATGGACGAGACTGTCACTGACAAC